TCCTTTGTCCAGGCCAGCCCCTGAATAAAATTGAAGTTGTCGAACCAGTGCTTGATGACAATATACTTGGGGTTATGTCCACAGAGAAATAATATGTCATATAAGGAGTCAAATCCCTTATAACCGCCCAAAGTTGCCCCAAGTCAATTTCAACCGGTTTCCACGCCCCTCCTTCTTCTTTCATATAAAGCCAATGTCTGCCCCATCCTCTCCATGTTAGATTCACAACAGGGATATTTTGGGATCCTTGTGGGTTCCAAGTTTCAACCGCAACTAAACCGGTAGCATAGGGTTCAAGATCAGAGTCGTCCTCATAATCAGGAATAGTTACTTCATCGGTATAAACTTCTTCGTGGTATTCAAGAGCTTGTATTTTCCTTCGCATTTGATGGGAACGGGTAATATTAGTAATTCTAAATTCTTTGACAACCTTGGTTACTTGGCCGAAAGCAAAAACATCATCAGGTTGTGGAATGTCAAACCACTCAACCCCATCAAGAGATAAGGCCGCATAAGGCAAACCATCACCGGGATTTACCACCGCCACTTCCTCTAAATCATCATCGTCAGAACGTCGGACCATCACATGATAAGTTTCTCCAACCAATTGGGTGACTTCCCTATCTAAAGTAATTGAACCTGCCGCGGCAGATACCACATGACCGGAATACCCCCATTGTGGTACATCGTGGGAAACATTAACAACGTCACCGACATTCGAAGCAAGAGCATCCACACCTACCTCAAACTCGACCGTTCTTATCAAATACTCATTACAGTTTAATAGGAACTTGGCATGTTTTCCAGCCATATCTTTGTCTGTGGCACCATAAAGAACCAAAGATATGGGATTTACATCAAAGTCCGTGTTTGTATCAAAGTCGGAGGTTCTTAACTGGAAGGACAACTTTTCATAATCTTCTTCGGCATCCAAATAGGTGATGTCTACCGAATTAACTCTATCTTTTTTGCCTATATATGCGGATTTAAATGAACCTTCTACAATATTACCCATTCCAAATAACTGAACAGGCGTGTCTATTTTATCTATAAGAACACCAAACTTTGTTCCTTTTTGAACAACATGGGCTCTTCCTAAAATACTTATCCTTGCAAGGGCTTGTGGGAAAGATAATGAAGTATCAAAAACTATGTTGCAGGTGTATGAATTTGTAGTACAAAAACTTGCCCAAGCGGAAAATTCACTATATATCAATCGAGTGTATGAGACACCACCGCCATACTCTTTATTTTGAAGAGCATCGTATGCCGCCCACGCAGGATTACTTGAAAGAACTACTTGGGGATTGCCATCTCCATCGGTTATCGTAATATTTCCTCTGTGTACAATACAGGAGATTGTTGGCATTCCCCCACTTAATTGATCTGTTGCAATGGCATTTACAGACATTAAACTACAACCAGGATATATAAAATCATCAGGAATTATTCCTTCAATATAATCAATATATTGATGTAGCATAAATTTTGAATTGTAAAGGTAGGCTAAGGAACCGTCATCTGACTTGGCTCTTATCTCATACTCTGCGAGAGGCAAACCAGTTTTATACCAATAATGACGAACAGGTTTAACGGAGGCACCAAATATTGTTCTATATTTAAACTCATGCCAAACTCCTGAATCTTTTACCGAGTATTCTATATATTGAGCTATATGAGTAGGGTATATATTTCCTTCTTCATTATACCCGCCGAGACCGCCTGGCAAGGAAACTCCTACACCTATTCCGGTAACATTTCCTCCTGGCACAGTAAAAGGACCAATCCAATTCGAACCATTTAACCTTAAACCACTGTACCCTTGTTGTATTTTGGTATCTCTAAAACGATCTATAAGAGTGTTTGCTTCTCCATCAAGAATAGTGACGGTGACATCTTTATAACTGTTCCAAGTACTCCCGTTTATTTTTACGCCAGTAATACCAGTGACGCCATGGTCCGCCACAAGATAAAGAAGATTTAATGATTGTTTATCGCCACCCCCAGGTCCAACTTGCGCCCAGCCGGCTGCTCCTTGATCTAAACCGGTTAAATTTTCAGCGTATTTTCCTATCATATAAGGGAGAACTTTGACCGTGCCATAAATTACAGGAGCGGTGGATCCTTCATTAGTTAAGTTCACACCACTCCAAGCGTATCCTTGAGAAGTTTCACGGTCTTCCAGTTCAGGAACAGGGAAAAGGGAATTTATAAGCATGGTACCACCCATGATAATTCCCAAAGTAACCGCACTCTCCGCGAAAAATCCCATGCCCGCCGGAAACATCGATGTGCCTGGAAGCCAAATAGCAAGAGCTAACAATGCCAACATAGCTAACATCCTACCTGCATCGCTTCCAGCCGGCGACAGACAGAAAACAACAAAACAGCCTTCGCTCGGAATAGTTAGAATAGGATCTACAATTCCACCATCCACGCTCGCAACAACTTCAAAGTCCTCAAATATTTCAGGATACAGTTCATCCACATACGATTGAACCGTCCTCCCTTCATATGGAACGTTCTTAATAATTCTCGATCCAAGATCAAACGGATTCTTAATCGCTACTATTTGAATCGTATCGATAGAATTTTTTGTTTCTAAAGAGTGGGTTATCAATTCTTTCAATGGTTACCGCCCCCCTCATTCTGGTGGTATGAATAAACTTAGAGTCTCCAATATAGACCCCTACATGATTTATAAATCCTGGGACTCCTAAAGATAATGCCACAATGCATGGAACAATTGGTTTTTCAATCTCTATCCAATTTAACGCTTTTTCCTCCATAACATTTGAAACGCATTTAGCATCATATACATCCGAAACTGTTTGCCTCGCTATGTTATAATACGGAATATTTATGCCATATCGATTAAATACCTCTATGGATAATGCCCAACAATCCATCTTTCCATGCTCAAATGGAATACCTATTAGATCATTAAGTATATTCGCCTTTTGCTCCAACACCAGGAAACCCTCCAAAGTTTTCGGAATTGTTCATAACGTTCCTGCAAGTATATAACGATCTGTCACAGGTTGTCTCGGCACCGTCATATCCACACCGATCCCCTCCAAAATCATAATGCTTACAAATATTCTTATACACTTTATTTCGTGGGAATCGTCTATTCCAAGGATTCGTGGCACCAAGTGTGAAATACACCCATTGAATATCATATGAGGTATTGATAACTTCATATTCAAGTTCGATCTCTGGGTCACTGTTATTGACACCTATAACTCTATTAGCACCCAATATAACATTTGTGGAATTTACAATATAAATTGTTACAACAGAGTCAACTAAGCCGTCCTGGTCTTCAAGATCCGGGATGAGAAATCTGGTGACATTTGAAACTCTAACAACCACGCTTGGAACTTCTCCTTTAGAAGAATCTCCTATCTCGTCAATTTCAAATGGAAATGCTAAATATTCATCCCCATCAGTTACAGGCCATGTTACGTTCTCATTATTGGCACAAATACGAAATGGCGTGTCATCAGGCATAACCACTTTAAGCAAAACAAGCCAAGCGTGAGTGGATGCTAACTTATTCTTTTCAAAAAACGCAGTTGGTGATAAAGCCATTAAGCCTCCTCTAACTTTAATGCTTCAGGACCTAACACAAAGTCCGCTCCTAAAAAAGTAACTTCAGGAAAAACATCATCTGCAAATCGAACGGTGTAAGAAACATCCGTGTGAATGTGAGTCCAAGGGAAAGTAGTTCCTATGTTTTCCACAAAAAACGTTTCAAGCAGGGTGTAATCCGCAAAGGTAAGCCATCTCCATCCGATCGTGAACATCTTCTTCGACAAAGTATGAGCGACCCGGGACTGCACCTTGCCGCTTTCCATTGGAGTTTTTATCTGTTTTTTAATCGTTGATTGTTTAAAAAGCTCCCAGTCCGATTCTCTTATGTTTGGAAAAGCTGCCATTATCTTAATAATCCCTTCATATTATCCCTAAAACCTCTCTTGTTTCTGTTAGCGGCATCAACAATAACATCTATGATCATATTGCCGGCATCGAACCGCTGTTGTTCTTGGGTAACATCTAAATTCTGTCCTGATTTATTGATGACATTCACAGTAACACCGCCGCCGCCTTTTGGAATGACCTGCTCACCCTTTTGGAGAATGGTTGCTTCTTCATCATGCCTTAATCCACTGTGGTAACGTTTAGCATTTGCAAAAACATTTGGATTTACAATCCTGACTGGTGCAGGGGTAACGCCAACTATGCCTCCACTATGCCGTACATATCCATAACCTTGTTCTGCGGATAAAGGAGAATGTCCCAAAGGTATTGTCCCTCCTCCCATTATCCCAGTCAAAGCGTTCATGATCGCCCACTTGGTTATAATCTCA